ATGACCAACAAGAACCAGATCGCTGGACAGGCAGCACACAGCCAGGTCGATCACACTGTCTACAACGCTAACGCGAGTTACCTCGACACCGAGGTCCAGATAGTGAATGAACCTCTGGCCAATCCTCAGATCGCATACCGAGCAAGCATCGGTCAGCTCCTGCAACTGCGTCAGACGTTGGCTGCCTCATACGAAGCAACATACGAAGCAACATACGACATCACAACTGCTCTGTACGGCTCAGTGAAGCCATCCCTGTCCCAGCTGACCACTGCGAACTCGGACCTTAGCGAGGCACTCAACATCCTAATCCTCGTTGTCTTTAATCCGACCGCCCCACTCTCGAAGTCCCATGCAGACCGGCTGGTGAAGGCGCTTTGCTCGTTGATCGACTCGCGCCTACCAAAGTGAGCCTTTGAAAGACCCGCTGTAAATACCGTCAGTACGTTGTGTTCCTAGTGATCGTAAAACATCTGCATGAAGCTCTCCTTAAGGAGCGTACATAACCCAACAACTCCAGAACACAGGAGTTGGGACTGAACTTGGAGAGGGTTTTGTGTTCCCCTTTGCTCTCTCGAACTAAAAGGCCGCTCGTCTAGTCCCGAGCGGCCTTTTTCTTTGCTCTGGCTTTGTTGAGACGCTCACGACGGGCTTCGTTGGTGATGAGGTGCTGCTCGATCTCTTTCTTCTTCACGGGTACGCAAGGGTTCTTCCAGAGCCATAGAACCTCGTACCACGCTGGGCGTGGTCTTCCAGCTCTCTTCCACTCTTCACGAGCCTCACGCCACGGCAGAACGAGGTTCGGGTGCTCTGTCTCCCAGACATCCAAGGCCGCACAGAGCGCGTCGTACTTTGCATACGCCTTCTCAATCTCATCGCCGAGCGTTCCATCGCGGATGCACTCGATGAGGTCTTCAGGCAGGTGGAGGCTTCGCAGGACGTTGCAGTCCTTTTTCCTTCGGTAGTACGTCGCGTCTTTACTCATGAGGACTATTTAACGTCCCGCCCTAAATAACTCCGTGCCCACCTTGAAGCCATCACGGCCCATCACGGAGCGATATGACCGACGAGACACTTCCAGTCGCCGTTAGCGACGATGCCATTGACGCCTCAACAGAAGCCTATCTAAGGGCTGACAACATTCTTGAGTCGATCAACGCGAACTTGCCGGACGGCAAGAAGCTACTTCCTATCCCAAAAGAGTACGTCTTCAAGAAGCGAGACCGAGAGATTGTCTCCGCTGCGTTTCACGGGGCCTTTGAACTGGCTGGCGGTCTGCCCCGCTTTGTCGCTTGGGCGCACCAGAACCCAACACAGTTCTACTCGCTCTACGCGAAGTTGCTCCCGTCTGAGACCCAGTCCGGCGTCAACACCAACATCACCATCGTCTCTGCAATTCCAGAGATTCCATCAGATCGCACCACCATTGACGAGTGCGGCAAAGCCGCGGTGGCTGAGTTCACTGAAGTCGATGATTTCGACGATCCCGAATGACGGCCTTCGTCCACCACTACAAGCCCCGCTCCTACTTCAAGTCCTTTCACTCTAGGACGCAGCGCTTTGCCTGCATCGTAGTTCATCGCCGTGGCGGTAAGACCTACGCAGTCATCAACGACATGGTAGTGCGCGGCCTGCGCACGAAGAAGAAGAACTGGCGCGGTGGGTACATCGCGCCCTTCCTCGGTCAGGCAAAGGACGCCGCCTGGCAGCCGCTGCTAGACGCCGTTGAGGGTATTCCGGGGATCAAGATTTCAAAGAGCGACCTTACGGTCACCTTCCCGAATGGCGCTCGTATCCGCCTTTACGGTGCCGACAACCAAGAGGCAATCCGTGGTGGCTACCTCGACTACGCCGCCATCGACGAGTACGGCGACATTCACCCTTCAGTGCTGGGCACCATCGTTATGCCGATGCTGTCTGGCCGGCGCGGCGTGCTGGTCATCATCGGCACCCCAAAGGGTCAGAACCAGTTCTTTGCCCGCTTTGAGAAGGCACAAGCCCGTCCAGACACTTGGTATCACGCCTACCTCCCAATCACCAAGACCGGGGAGGAAGCGCTCTCCTATGAGGACCAGCGCGAGGTACGGGAAGAGCTTGAGGACCCTGAGTGGAACCAAGAGTTCCTCTGCTCATGGACCGCCGAGTTCCGTGGCTCCTACTACGCCACACAGCTTGAAGCGCTACGCAACAACGTCGTCCCTGGCCGCATTGGCAAGTTCCCATACATTCCGGGCCATAAGGTCTTTGTGGCGATGGACGTTGGCCGCCGTGACGCCACTGCAATGTGGTACTGGCAGTACATCGCTGGCCGCGTCAACGTTTTTAAGTATTTCGAGAGGACGGGCCTAGACGCCGATGAGGCGTGTGATGTCCTCGACGCTGAGTGTGTCCCGTTTGACACGGTGTTCCTGCCACACGACGCCACCCACGAAACGTTCCAGTCCAGAAAGTCAGCTCTCGACACATTCATCAGTCGTGGGCTCCCTGCTCGCAAGGTGCCGAACCCAGACAAGGGCAACCGCATCTATCACGGCATCGACGCCAGCCGAAAGGTGCTTCGCACATACCCAATCGACTTCGACGAAGTTGGTTGCAAGGGTGGGCTTGAGGCGCTTGCCAACTACTCACGAAAGTACGACCAGAAGAAGCAGGTCTACTCCGACACTCCGAACCACGACAAGTGGTCGCACGGTGCTGACGGCTTTCGCTACGCCGCCTGCGCCATCAGTCCTACCGAGATAGCCCGCTCTAAGGAGCGCGCCGAAGCGGTCACTCGCACGGTGCCTGGTCTGCGCGGACCTCTAAATAACTCGAAGCCGCTTCTGCTCAAGCGCCAGACGCTTGATGAGCAGTTGGCAGAGCACGAACGCAAACAGCGCCAGCTCGACAAGAACAAGTACAGGGTCAACTACTAATGGCAACTACACAAGATCAGCTCGCAGCTGACAACAAGATTGACGACAGCTTGACCCAGATGGTTCAGCTGAACGAGCAGCAGACGCCTGAAGAACAATCTCGTTGGGTCAAGGAGCTTGAATCCGCGCGTAAGGGTCGAAAGGATTTCGACAACTCTGGTCGCAAGACCATTGAGCGCTACGCCGCCGAGAAGAGCGACAAGAACACTCACGACTACAACCTATTCTTCGCGAACACCGACATCAAGCTGTCAGCGCTCTATTCGCGCACTCCGCAGCCTGACATTCGTCGCCGCAACATGGATGCGAAGGACGACGCTGGTCGTGTTGCCTCCACCCTGCTCCAGCGCACCGTCTCCATGGAGCTGGACATTGACGACTTTGATGCCCAGTTCAAGCAAATGCTTTTCGACTGGAAGGTTCCTGGCATCGGTATCGGCTGGGTCCGTCTTGAAGAGACCTACGACACCGTAAGCAACCAGACCCAGCAGGTGGACCCGGTAACGGGTGCCGTAACCGTCCAAGAGACGAGCGAAGAGCAGCTTGTCGAACAGTCCTCCCCGATCGACTACGTAGCGTGGGTCGATTTCCTCTGGGCACCGTGCAAGGTCTGGACCGACTGCCGTTGGATTGCCCGCCGCTGCCCAATGTCCAAGGACGCCATTGAGGCGCGCTTTGGCGATACCTGCGATGAGGAAGTTCTCAAGAACCTCTCATACGAGGCTTGCAAGACGGAACAGGACAAGAAGGCCGTCAGCAACGAACTTCAGAACACTACCGACGTATTTGAGATTTGGGATAAGGAGACCCGCTCGATCTATTGGATCAGCGAGAGCGCTCCTTACCCGCTCGACGTAAGGGAAGACGACAAGGAGTTTCCTGGCTTCTACCCGACGCCGCTGCCACCACTAGGCCGCTTCACCACTTCCTCGACCATTCCACGCTCTGACTACCTCCTAGCGCAGGGTCTCTACCAGTCGCTGGACCAGCTCCAAGAGAAGGCATGGGGCCTCATTGAGTGCATCAAGGCCATCGGCGGCTATGACAGCTCCATTCCAGAACTCAAGAACATTCTGACGGCTGATCCGAACACGATGATCGCCATCAAGGACCTCGCCATCATCAACACCGAGAAGGGTGGCGTCGCCAACGCAATGGCGTTCGTTCCGATTGACCAGTATTCCACCGTACTTGCCCAGACGCTTTCGCAGATGGGTGTTGTCAAGCAGCAGATCTTCGAGATCGAAGGTATCGCCGACTTCATGCGCGGTGAGACACAGGCGTATGACTCCGCTGCCGCCATCAAGCAGAAGGGACAGTTCGCCCCTAACCGTCTTGGCATGGAGCAGAAGACCGTCGCCAAGTACGTCGAGCGCCTTATTCAGCTCAAGACGCACATCATTTCGAAGTTCTACAAGCCTGAGATTCTCGTTGACCACGCTGGCGCCATCCCTGAAGCGGACAAGCAGTACCTCGCACAGGCTGTGCAGCTGTTGCAGTCCAACTTCAAGGCGAACTTCAGCCTGTCCGTTTCGGTTGACTCCATTCAGGACACCTACTGGCGCGTAGAGCAGGAAGAGCGTGCCAACACCGTTCGCACCGTCAGCGGAATGCTCCAGCAGGCTGGTCCAGCTATGCAGCAGCAGCCACAGATTGCGCCGCTCGTCATTGAGCTTATCCGCTACGCCGTTGCCGGCACCAAGGGTGCTGAAGCTATCGAGGGCATCCTCGATTCGACTCTCGATCAGGTGCAGCAGGCCCTCAAGGCCAGCGCTGGTCAGCCGAAGTCGCCAAGCAAGGAAGAGATCAAGGCACAGATTGCCGAGCAGAAGAACCAGACCGACATGGCCATCTCTACACAGAAGAACCAGACGGACATGGCTATCGCTCAGTCTGAGGCGTCGAGCCGCGCCATCAACGACCAGCAAGAGCTTGAGGTGGCAAAGATGAACACCCAAGTGAGCGCCGTAGAGGCGTCAGCCAAGCTGCTCACCGCAATGCACAAGCAGACGCTTGATCTGTCGAGGGGAAGCTAATGCCTTTCTACCTCGCCGAGTGCCCTAAGTGCAACGCACAGCATGAGTACATGTGCAAGATCGCCGACCGCGCCAAGACACCGCGCTGTTGCAAGACAAAGACCGTGCGCGTCATTGAAGCCCCGCAGGTCGCCGCCTACTCAACCCTGACTGGCTGGAAGGACGTTCAAGTCAACGGCAAGCACTTCGCCTCAGGCGATTTGGCAAAGAAGTACATCAAGGACAAAGACCTCTGCACTCAGGACGAAGGCAAGGCCCGCTCCGAGCAGGCCATCCGCAACCGCAAGCAGACGTACAAGAAGGATTTGAGGGCCGACCTTACGAAGGCCGTCAATAAACACTGGCAACACTAACAACAAGAAGAAGGAATACCCGCCATGTCAGACGAAACAATCGCCACTGGCAACGGAGAGACCCAGACCACTATCGTCGAAGAGACGACTGCTACCTCTACCGCTGCCCCTGAAACCACCACCACAGCCATTGAAACGGCTGCCAAGGACAACAGCCTCAAGGCCGTTCTTGGCCGCAACTTCGACAAGCTGACAGCGAAAGCTGGGGATACAACGCAGGCTCCAGCTGCCACCAGCACTGCTGCCCCTGCCGGTGAAATGGACCCAATCACTGGTCGCAAGCTCGACCCAATCAAGGCCCCACAGAGCGTCCCTCTCGCAATGCGCGAGAAGTGGGCGGCTGTACCACGCGAATTCCAAGAGTTTTGGGCTAAGCGTGAGAACGACATCAACACTCGCCTTACTCAGACCGCCGAGGACCGCAAGTTTGCTGACCGCTTCAAGACTGTGCTTCAGCCTTACTCCGAGGTGTTCAAGCAGCACGGTGTAGACAGCGTTCAACACGTACACGGCCTACTTCAGGTGAACCACGCCCTACACGCCGGCACCCCTGAGCAGCGCGCTCAGATCCTCTTCAATCTCGTAAATCAGTTCATCGGACAGGACCCTAAGGGTCGCCAGGTCTTCGGTGGTCTGCTGACCGGCAAGGTGCAGCATATCCCTGCCGCGCAGGGTGTCCCAACCGCGCCTGAGAAGTCTGTTGACCAGCTCGTTGAAGAGCGTATGCAGAGCAAGAGCAGCGAAGCGGAACTCGCGAGCGGCGCCACCGCGCTAGATGCGTTCCTAGCTGATCCAGCCAACGAGTTCGCGGATGACCAGGAGATTCGAGATTTGATGGGAACGGCCCTTGAGGCTGGACTTGTCAAGGGCGATACCTGGGCGGACGTATGGAAGAACGCCTACGCATTCGCCTGTTCTAACCACCAAGGTGTGAAGACCGTTCTAGCGGGTCGTCAGACTCAACAGAGCACCACGGCGGCTGTAACGACCACGACGACTCCAACAAAGCCCGTCCAGTCGGTAAAGCCATCCGCAGGCGCTGGTACTCGCACAAACGCCAACATGAAGGGCAAGTCGCTTCGTGAGCAGCTTGAGGCAGCAATGGATCAGCACGGCAGCTGAGCTTTTTGCGACCCCGGTGTAAATAAAAGCAGAAGAACAACACACAGACGCGGCTGATCGATTGGTTTCAGTCAGCCGCTAACTGTGGGCGTAGATGATCGTGGCCAGCGAGTTCCACCCCAACCATTGCAAGGTTGGTCATTGGAGCTGACAAGCACGGCGATCTACACGCTCGACCTCAAGTCTTAGAGAAGGCCAGCGAGCCGACACGTTCACTCTGAACGCCAGTCGAGCTGACAAGCACGTTCCCTGAAGGCGTTGACGGTTCCTAACACGAAACCGCTTAACGATTCATTGGAGAACTACAAATGACATTCCCAGTTGGGCAAATCATTGCCACCACTTACGAGAGCCGCAACGGCAAGCTCTCAGACAACTTGACTGCGCACAACGCGCTGTTCAACCACATTAACAAGTCCGGCAACGTCAAGTCGTTCTCGGGCGGCTCAGTCATCACTGAAGAGCTTGTTTGGGCTGCAAACGGTAACGCTGGTTCGTACAGCGGTGCTGACGCGCTGACCGTGAACGAAACCGGCGGCATCGACCGCGCTGAGTTCGACATGAAGCAGTACGCGGCTCCTATCGTCTTCACGGGTCGTGACGAGCTGATGAACGCTGGCAAGGAAAAGGTCATTGACCTTCTCGAAGCCAAGATCGAGCAGGCTGAAACCTCGCTCTTCAACAAGCTCAACGTTGACGCATACGGCGACGGTACCGGCAACTCAAGCAAGGTCATCACTGGTCTCGCTGCTGCTGTTTCTACCTCACCATCCTCGGGTACCTACGGTTCTATCGACCGTTCGAACTCGTCATACGCTTTCTGGCGCAACAAGAACTACATCTCTGGTGTGGACTTCACGTCTGGTCAGGCAGCAACTTCCTCCACCATCATCAACCAGCTCGGTCAGGTTGTTCAGGGCGTTACCTTCGGTAGCAACCGTCCAACCGTAATCATCGCTGGTCTGACTGTCTACAACCTGCTTCTCGGTGCGACCACCGCGAACCAGCGCTTCATGGACGGTGGCAAGGCGGACGCTGGCTTCCAGTCGCTTGACTTCCAGGGCATTCCAGTTGTGTACGACGCTGCTAACGCATCGTTCCTCGCAACTCAGGCATACGCTCTGAACACCAAGTTCCTGCGTCTCCGCGTTCACAAGGACCGTAACTTCGTGATGCTGAAGGGCAAGGACCCATCGAACCAGGACCTCACCATCGAGACTCTCGTATGGGCAGGCAACCTGACTTCAAGCGGTCAGCGCTACCAGGCTGTCTACAGCTCACTCGCGTCATAAGGAGTAAGCACCATGGCACTTGGAATCCTCACATACCCAGGCGCACCTGCACCGGGCACGACCGACACCACCCCAAAGGTGGCGCTCGGTCTGACCGCTCAGGCCGTCAATGATGCAACCAACCCACAGTCCGCTGTGGAGTTGGTTTACCTGAAGGGTGTTGCATCCACCGCTGTCGGCGATGTCGTCACGTACAACCCAGCAACGGGCGTTACAGCCCGTCTTGTTGCAAGTGCTCGTGGCCCAGTTGCCGTAGCTCTAGCGGCCTGCACAGCTGGCTTGTACAGCTGGTACGCCATCCGTGGTGTCGTGTCGGCGAAGGCTGGCACCGTCGTTTCTGGTACTCCAGCGTTTGCATGTGCAACCACCGCTCAGGTGGACGATGCCAACGTTTCGGGTGACAAGATCGACGGCATGACGTTTGCCTCTGCTGACTCGGCTGGTCTCGCCTCAGTGGCGCTGAACTACCCAGTGTTGAACGGCAACGACGTAAGCGGCGCTTAACGCGTAGGCATCACATCGAAATGTAGGGCTGGCTTCGCAAGAGGTCAGCCCTTTTTGCTGCCCGCTGTAAATAAGAACGCAGCAATATCGCTGTTAACCATTGAGGCCAACCGATAACAAGGTTGGAACCGCACAATGTCCGAAGAGCTATCTGTTCACCGTAAAATGTACGACGAAGCCGCCAACATGGCCGCCAAGTCGCAAATCCTTGGCCTGCACCAGCTTGACGCCGATGGCGAAATCTTTCGCGATAGTCGTGGTCGCATCCTAGGCTCCCGCAGCGGCGATCTGCACTCAGACGCCATCCTTGTCGTGAAGTTCTCACGTCGTAAGGTCCTTCACAAGTTCAAGACCATCGAAGCCGGCAACCCAGTCCTTGTAGACGTGGAGTTCATCACCTATTTCGTTCCAGGCAAGGAACGAGAGCTGATCAACGACAGACCTGTCAACGACTACGACAAGTGGCGCTTCAAAAAGGAATATGAAGCCTTCTCGTCAGGCGGAGCGGGTGATGGCACTGCCATCTCGGCCCTTAGCCTGTCTCCAGGCGATATCTCGGCCCTCAACAACAACGGCATCTACACAGTCGAGCAGCTTGCGACCATCTCTGATGATGTGTGCAAGGTCATCCCGAATGTGTCCGATCACCGCACCGCTGCTGAGCGTTATCTCAAGACGCAAGTCACCGCAAGTACGAAGGAACTTCAGGAACGCCTTGCTGCTCAGGGCGAGCAGATCGAGGAACTGAAGAAGATGTTGGCCGCTTCACTGCCAGACAAGAAGTCTGGCAAGAAGGCTGGCAGCGAAGAGTAAAGAGGCGGGTATGTAAATACCGGCAGTCCTTCATAACTGAGGCTGCCGGTAAATGAGCCGCAAGACCGTACTCGAAATTTCGCGCGATGTCGCGCCGACCATCAACCTCTCGCAGCCGCAGAGCGTATTTGCCAACACGAACGGTTCTATCGTCAAGCTCCGTGAGCTGATGAAGCTCGCTTGTGTCGATCTACTCGCAGAGCATCCTTGGCAGTTTCTACAGAAAGAGACGACCCTCACCACGGTTGCCGATCAGGAGGCATACGACCTCCCTGCCCTCTGCGATCACCTGACGGCCCTCTCCTTCTATGACTCCACACAGGGCAAGCGCCTCAGCGGCTCCCTGACCTCGACTCAGTGGCAGGCCGTTCAGACTGCGGTTGGCGGCAATTCTCCATACAAGAAGTTCCGCTTGTTCGACAACAAGCTGCACCTCTCCCCAACACCGAGCGACAGCTCTACAACCATCAACTACGAGTACGTCACCAGCGCCTACGCAACGTCCTCAGGTGGTACGCCAAAGAGCGAGATTTCCGAAGACTCGGACATCGTCCTTTTCGACCACATCCTGGTCATCTATGCCACCAAGCTGAAGTGGGCAGAGGCACAGGGTAACGACACCACCGCCGCCCTCGCCGATTACCAGCGTGCCCTCGAACACGCCAAGAGCAAGGACGTTCCCGGCGATGTCATTCACATGGGTCGGAAGCCGTCTTCTGGCCTCATCTCGACCGCCAACATTCCTGACTGGGCGTAAGCGTGGCTAAGTTCACTAAGCGCCCCGTCCAACGCACGAACAGGATCGTTCCTGCCTCACCGCCGTACAAGGGCTTGAATGACATTCAGCCTGTTGCGGCGATGGACCCTGAGTACGCCATTGTCTTCGACAACTTCCTCGCCAAGACCATTGGGCCAACGACGCGCCTAGGCTCCCGTAAGCACTACTCCGGGTTTACCTCTGGCGTTAAGTCCTTCATCCGCTACAACGGAAAGGTGCCTGCCGACAGCAAGCTTTTCGCTGTTGACGGTGCTGACCTTTACGACATCACTGCGAATGGCGCGGTTGGCGATGACGCCCCTCTGGTGACCGGCCTCTCTACATCAAACGTTTGGTGGCAGTTCACACAGCAGACCCACACAACGGCGACCCACAACTACCTCATTGCGGTGAACGGCGCAAACCTGCCGATCCTCTACAACGGTACGTGGTCAACGGCATCGCAGACCGGCTCCCCGTCTGCTGCTGGTGAGTTCAGCAACGTGGACAACAACGGCAACTCGGTAGACATCTCAAGGTTCAAGGACGTATCACTCCACCAACAGCGCCTGTGGTTTGTCAGCACAAACAGCACCATCGGGTACTACAACGACATCGCGCAAGTCGGCGGCGATCTGTTCGCCTTCGACTTTGGCCCATTCTTTCCACGCGGCGGCAACCTTCACAAGATCGCCACTTGGACCCTTGACGCTGGCGGTGACAGCGGTGTCCAGGCAATCCTCATTGCCATCTCGTCTAACGGCGACGTTGTCGTGTTCGACGGCAACAACCCCGCTGATGCGGCCTCGTGGCAGTACAGAGGGTCCTACCAACTAGGCGCTCCAGTGGGTCAGCGCTGCACTGAGCCATTTCAGGGTGAACTGCTCTACCTCTCGGTAGAGGGTCTCTTCCCGCTTTCCAAGTACCTACGCTCTGCCGGCACGGACCCGACTCAGGCGCTGACGTACAACATTTCCAACGCCATTTCCTCCCTCGTCAACACGTACACCAACCTAGACGGGTTTGAGGTCAAGTCCTTCGCTCCGCAAAGCGCACTGGTGCTGAACATCCCCCAGCCAGACAGCAAGCTGAACCTTCAGTACGTCATGAACACCCTCACGGGCGGCTGGGGTCGCTTCACGGGCTGGGCCGCTCACGCCTTCATCGAGTTCGAGGGTCAGTTCTACTACGGTACAAACAACGACGTATTCATCGCGTTCTCAGGCTTCACTGACAACGCCGACGCAGACGGAACCAATGGAACTGCCGTTGTTGGGCGTGGCCTTCAGGCGTTCACAACGCTCCCACAGGCTGACCTCGACAGCATCATCAAGTCGGTCAATGGCATCAAGCCATACATCACGTCCTCCAACCCAACGATTTCCCTGTCCGTTGGCATCAACGTCGATTTCGACACGAGCCTTGGCTCAGTGGCTGGCGTCACCCTGCCTACTACGTCTGTCGCACTTTGGGACAGCGCCGTTTGGGACAGCGCCGTTTGGTTCGGCGGCTCGACCACCTTCAACTCGTGGTTCGTTCCGCTCAGCAACCCTGGCAACAACGTCGCCGTTGCGCTCGTCATCTCTGGCAACTCACAGATTACGTGGTCAAAGACTGACTGGCGTCTCGTGGGCGGATTCGAGAACGGATGAGGTACATCGGTGGGACCACAGACAAGAACCGCGCCTTCCTTTGGAAGTGGATGGCTGATAGGTGGCCTGACGCTGACCGACAAGATATGCCTGCCGACTTTCGCGGCCTGTACTACGCCGACGACACCGCACTTATCGCTGTTGTCGGTCTTCTCGATTGGACTCACTCGACCGCTTCAATCCACATCTCTAGCGATGACACTGCTAGGTGGATGACCAGAAGCTTTCTACACGAGATCCACAACTACATTTTCAAGACTTGTGGACTCACTCGAATCCACACCGTCGCTCTCGACGACAACCCGGCAGTTGCCAAGGTTCTCGAAGGCATCGGCTACACCCGCGAGTGTGTGCTGAAGCACTACAACGGCAAGCACAAGCATGCCGCCCTCTACGCAATGACGTTTGAGGACTGGGCGGTAAGCAAATGGAACAAGACGAGGGCTGATTTCACAGCCCCGAATGTAAATACCGGGCAACAAGACCCGAAGGACGAACTAAATGGGCAAGAAGGCACCAGCCGCACCTGATTACACAAGCGCAGCCGAAGCGACAGCGCAGACAAATCAATGGGCCACACAGTATCAGACAAGCGCCAACCGCCCGGATATGGTCACGCCGTGGGGTACATCCACATGGGACGAGCAGAAGAGCTTCGATCAGGGCTCCTATGACAAGGCAATGGCGGACTGGAACTCGAAGGACGCCAAGTGGCGCTCTAAGAACCAGGCGCTCATGCCTTCGCAGAACGATTTCTACACGTCTGACTGGACCAACAACGTAACGCTGACGCCTGAACAGCAGGCTTCTCTGGATGCGCAGCAGCACGTTCAGATGAACCAGTCGCAGCTTGCTGACCAAATGCAGGGTCAGGTAGCGGACACCATGTCGAAGGGTCTCGATTCCCCTGAACTTACTGACTACGTCGGAAACGGTCCTCAGCTCAACACCAACTTTGGTGGGTTTCAGTCAGGCGCTCCGGCCGTCAAAACCGATTACGCCAACTTCTCGAACCCGAATACTGACTTCGAGCGCCTTTCTGGCTTCACTGGCAATGGCGTTGGTGCTGTCAACACGACCGCACCTCAGCTCACGTCTGGGCAGGACGCTACAAAGGCCGCTTACGACGCGAACACTGCGCTGCTCAAGCCGCAGATGGAGCAGGACACAAAGCGTCTTGACGAAAAGCTACGTCTTCAGGGCCTGACTCCAGGTACCGAAGCCTACAACAACGCGATGCAGAACCTGACTAAGTCTCAGGGCGCGCAGCTGAACCAGCTTGCCAACCAGTCAGTGCTGACGGGTAACGAGGTTGCAAACCGCAACTTCAGCTCTGAGCTTGCTGGCGCACAGTTTGGCAACTCAGCGCAAGACCAGCAGTTCGCACAGGAACTCAACAAGTACGGGACCACCCAAGACGCCGTGAAGGGCAACAACGAGTTTTCTCAGCAGGACTGGACAAACATGCTCGCCGCCTACATGGCTGATCAAGGCGCACAGGACAAGAGCAACACTGCTCAGGCGCAGGCGTATGGGCAGGATCTTGGCGAGTACCAGACGGACCAGGAAGCACAGCAGAACTCCAACGCTGCTGCTCAGCAGGACTTCCTCAACAACCTTCAGCGCTACTCCACCGTCGACGCTGCCGCATACCAGAAGTACTACGCACCTTTGAACGCCCTGTCTGCCGTCATGAACGGTCAGCAGGTGCAGATGCCGTCGTTCAATGGCGCACCAAACTCCACAGCTGGCAACGGTGGTGGCACCGACTACCTCGGCGCGTACACCGCTCTTGGTCAGTACAACAGCGCAGCTGCTGCCGCCAAGAACTCCGCTATCGGCGGAATCTTCGGTGGTCTCACCAACATGGGCGCTGCCTACCTAGGCAAGTAAGGACATCACATGGATAACGGAATGTTCGACAACCCATTCAACTACTCACTTGAGGACAACACCCTCAAGCGCCGTCAGCAGATTCGCGACCTCCTGCGCCAGCAGGCGTCGGGACCTGGACAGGCGCAGTTCGTACAGAACGGTGTTGGTACCTTCTACGCTGGTGGCAACTCCATCGGTGAGAACCTCGCAAAGCTCGGCTCTCAGCTCATCCTTAACCACAAGGATAAGAAGGGCGAGCAACAGCGCACTGACCTTGACAACCGTGAGTCTCAGCGCCGCGCCGCTGCTCTCGACATTCTTCAGGGAACTACAGCGAAGCGCTTGGCGGCAGAGGATGCTGCACGCGCCGCGGAACAGCAGGCTGCGATTGACGCTGGCGAGACCAATGAGCTTCCAGAAGTCGTTGTACGTCCAAAGGGACCATCAAAGGAACAGGCGCTTGCTGTGCTCCGTCAGGGTAACGCTGCATCACAGGGCTATGCCAGTGACTACGAAGACAAGAAGGGACTGTTCGCACCACCTGCTCCACCGCCAATCGAGTTCCACGACGGCTACCTCATCAACACTTCAACCGGCGAAAGCAAGCGCGTCACCCCAGAGAAGGTCGAGACCTACGAAGACGTTAATGGCGATCTGCGCAACAAGCAGACGGGCGAACTGGTTAAGAAGGTTGGGAAGGCCGCCGATCCTAAGGCAATCGCCAAGGAGAACGCTGCTGCCATTGAAGAGAAGTCCAGCTTTGAGTCCGCTGATGCTGACCTTCAGGGCACCATTAACGAGATGCGCCTCATCCTTGAGAACAAGGGCAACGGCTCTGTCGAGGATACCGCTGGCGCATTCAACATGGTCAGTCGCAACAATCCGTTCACGAAGGACTACGACACCAAGTTCAACATCGAGCGCGCCATGGCGCAGAAGATCATTGGCAGCCTGAAGCAGATGAAGGCCGCTGGCGTTGGTACGTCAGCCTTCAACTCCGACAAGGAAGCCGAGCGCATGGAAAAGGCGTTCGGCGCCATCAACTGGAACAGCAAAGAAGAAGCCCGTCGCCAGCTCAACAACATTTACTCCGACCTTCTCGACACACAGAAGCGCGGTCGTGAGGCCTATGCGGCGAGCAAGAAGGCTCACGGCGGTGGCATAGCGCCATCTGGTGGCATCAGCCTTGGAGACTTCTAATGGCTGAAGACAACAAGAAGCAGTTCGTCGCTGCCGTTAACAACCATGTTGCCGAGCTTGCAAAGAACAACACCTCACCAAGCCAAATCGTAAGCAGTCTCCTTGTCATTGACAGCGTTCGCCCTCTCATTGAGGAAGGTCGCGCCGCTGGCATGTCTGAAGAACAGATTGTCGAGAAGCTCGGTGGCAAGCCATACCAGCCATATGCCGCCGCCAATCGAAAGATCGAGGAACAGGGCGGCATTGGCAACTTCGTTCGTGGCATGGGTGATGTTGGCGGTGACGTTATGCGCACCGTCGGTAAGGCCGGCGACTGGGCAATGGGTAACGATGCCGGGGTTGAGTACGGTCGCCGCCTCCAGGCGGAAGCCGAAGCCAACCCAATGCGCATGGCCCGTGAGCGCACGGCCTCCGGTGAGGCTGGTCAGTTCGCTGCCAAGGTAGCGCCAAACGTCGTAGCAGCCGCCCTCACGGGTGGTGCCAGCCTTCCAGCTCAAGCCGCCATCCAAGGTGGTGTGTCAGCTGCCTCTACTGCCCTTTCAGACCCACATGCCACTGCCGGTGATATCGCCCTCAGCGGCGGTCTAGGAGCGCTCGCCGTTCCAGCCTCTGTGGTCGGTAAAGGCGTTACAGCAGCCCTCGGTAAGGCTGGTGAGAAGGCTGCCGCTCGTGCCGCCTCCATCGAGAGCAAGGCACTCAACGTATCTGAAGACGGTATCGACCGCTCCACCTTCAACAGGGGTGTTGCTGAGCGTCTCGGTCTCAAGGACTACCAAGGCCCAGTAGACCAGACGATGGTCAAGACCGCCGATCAGAACGCAAAGGCAATGTTCGAGGCGGCCAGCAAGGGTCGCGCTGTACAGCCAACAAAACAGTTTCGTGACTTCGTTGCCAAGACGGCTGACGAGGACCTTGAGGAAGGTGGCAAGGCTATTCGTCGCCTCGTTGGCGATGACCAGTTTGCCCCTGGCACGTTCGTCTCTCCAAAGAAGTGGATTGAGATGCGCAGCAAGGTGGCTCAGCTCGCTCGTGACGCTAAGGGACAGGACGCCCATTACATCGGAAACATCGTCGAGAAGATGGACGACATTATGGCCGCTGGTCGCGCACCTGAGCAGGTGCAGATGCTTCAGCAGGCTCGGCAGGTGTGGCGCAACTTGCAGCCTGTCGAGGACATGGTCAAGAAGTCCGGCGACAGCGGCAACATCACTTGGAACCACTTCAAGTCGTCCATCAGCAAGGACGTAGACAAATACTCTCGTGGTCAGGCACCGCTTCAGGACCTGTCGGAGGTTGCAAAGCAGCTTCAGCCGCAAGGCAAGCTCATTGACGCCATCAAGGGCAGTGGCACCAACAACGCACTAAACGTCGCCGCCATTGCAATGCCAAAGGTTGGTGTTCCAGTGAAGGCCGCTCAACTTCTCGCTAACAACCCTACTGCCCTTCGCGGCACCGCTAGCCTGCTCAAGAGTGCCTCAAAGGGTACCGGCAACAAGCTCGCCCAGCAGCTTCTCGGACAGCTCGCCTCTCGTGGCACTGGGAGCCGGTAATGGGCTGGGCTGGTGATCTTCTCAACAAGGTGAAGAAGCTCGATGACCACGACAGCATCGTGGCACGTATCGGTAAGGTCGGTCAGAAGTACACCGACCCGCTTGCTTGGATTCCAGGCGGCATTGGTGAGGCATATCAGAACGGCCTCGTGAAGATCGCTGACGGCAGCAACGCCGCATTCAGCAAGATCGGCACGTCAGTAGACAAGTACGCATCGAAGCTCGACCCGATGCGCCAAATCCCAATCGTCGATAAGGCCGCGGATGAGATCAACAAGCGTCCTGTAGATGCCGCTGCCATTGCAGCAGGCGCCTACTTCGGCGGTTCCGCCCTCGGTGGAATGATGGGTGGTGACGGCTCAGGTGCTGGTTCCGGTGGAGCCTCTGACTGGCAGCAGTGGGCACGTATGGCTGGCAATAGTCGTCAAGGCGGCCAGCAGAACAATCAGGGTCAGGACCTTCAGGCTGAACTGCTCCGTCAGCAACAAGAAACAGAACGACTACGCCAAGAAAGGGAGCGCCGCACACAGCTGGCGCGTCAGCTCTTGGCTCCTAAGAACTAAATAGACGTACAGCGCAATAGCACCTGTACAGGAGCACGGTAATGGGTTGGGCACAAGAACTAATGAGCAAGGCAGGACAGAAGACTGGCAACACACCTGCTACGCCAGACGCGAAGCCGTCCGGTCTGCAACAGATGATGGCGCGTGGCGACACTCGGTTCTCAAACGCGATGAGCAAGATTGGCGACAGATGGGGCTTTGCGCAGAACCCAGCGTTTCAAAGCGCAATGGCGAAGATGGGAAACAGCCCGTTCTCTGCAATGCTTCCAAAACAGAACGGCGCACCGACAACCACTGCACCACAGGCTCCACCTTCTGCGCCGCAGAGCGGCATGAGCAGCCCGAAGATGCCGCCCATCGCATACGGAGACGTAAGCGGTCCAAAGATGCCGCCGATGGCAATGGGCAACGGTGGCTTCATTCCAGCTCCAAGCGGTTCCTTCAGCAGTGCCACGCCGATGCCTACGTTTGACTCCCAACAGGGGTGGCAGCAGGCGATGGGCAGCAATCCACAAGCCCTCATGAAGAAGCCACAGCCGGTTCCGCCAGCAGGTGCACAGGCGCCGTACACGGCCTTTGGACGCCCAAGCGCGCCACCACTGAAGTAAGGACACGACCTAATGCCACGCTCAGGCGGAAACTACACACCACCAGCTCTGTACAACCCAGTTGTCACAGACACCCCGATTTCGTCGGATGCTTACAATGCCACCATTGCTGACATCGGAAACGAGCTGACTGGTTCGCTGCCTATTGACGGCACTAAGTCAATGGCCGCTCAGTTCAAGGCCATCGACGGCCTTGTCTCAGCCCCAGGCATCACGTTTAACGGCGAAGCTGGTTCAGGTCTCTACCGCGTCAGTGCGGGAAACATTGCGCGTGCTATTTTGGGTCAGGGCGTCGAGTCAACGACTACTTCTACCAAGACACTCAACGTAGATCTCACGCTCTCTGGCAGCAAGTCGCTGACTGTCGGTGGCTCTGCTGTCATCACTGGAGCCGTCACCGCTGCCAGCTTTGCGGGTGTCGGAACAAACCTTACCTCACTCAATGCAACCAACCTAAGCACTGGCACCGTGCCACTCGCTCGCATGTCGGGCACCTACAACATTGGCATCTCTGGCAACGCGGCTACTGTTTCTGGCACCTCGCCAACTTCTGGCGTCGCAAGTCGCATTGTGCAAGCTGATGGCTCCGGCTACATCAACAATACCTATTTCAACTCGTCAGACAACTCTGTTGGCTCTGGCGTGTCCGGCGTCATGGTCAAGGCAGGCGACAACTACCTTCGCACTGGCACAGCGGCAGCTATTGCTGCGTTCATAAGCGGACAGACCTTCAATACGGCTGGCAACGCCGCCACGGCTACGAATGCTACCAATGCGACGAATGCCACAAACGCTGAGAACTCCACCTACGCCTCCTATGCGTCCACCGTGCTCATTAACGGCGGCTATCGCACCTTCGCGTGGGCCGGCAATAGTGGACAACCAACGTGGCTTTGGGGCTCGAACGATGGCGTCAACATCCAGCTTTGGAACCCTTCCAACTTCAGCGTTGCATCGGCTACCAATGCTACCAATGCAACTAATGCGACGAACGCAACTCGCTCGTACTACGCCAACCGCCTAGAGCGCGCTGAACAGGACGGCTACAACGTTCAAACGGCCTATGACGGTGCCTACTGGGTTTTGAACGGCTACTACGGCGACACCTACCACGCTGGATGCAAAGTCGATTACGCCAGCTACGCCCTCACCGCTGCATCGGTACAGAACAACGGCACGTCCACATTCTCGAACACTGGCAACGGCTACCTGCTGTTCCAGAACGGATTCAAGATCATGTGGGGAACCCTAACGACTGTCGGCAACAACGCCTACACCGTCTCATACCCAACATCGTTCTCGTCCTACTCACGAGTTGTCTGCTCCGGCTCTGGCTCTGGCGGCAACCCACAGGACAACGCTGCTGAGGTGACGGGCAGCTCAACTTCCAGCTTCACGCTCTATGACGCCTACGACAGCTCACACACGACCTTCTGGATCGCAGTGGGCTACTGAGGACTTGACATGATCAAACGATTTTACTCACCAGGTACCGGCGGCTTCTACTCAGATGAGCCACACGCGGCGCTGCGTCCCGATGACTGCATTGAGGTCTCCGAGTCTAAGTACAACGCGCTCATGGCCGCTCAAGAGAAGGGCAAAGAGATCGTCTTCACTGCGAGCGGTCTCGTGGCACGCGCACCCATCGTAACGATGGAAACCATTCGCGCTGCCCGCAACCGCAAGTTGCGCAACACGGACTGGACACAAACGCTTGACATTCCAGAGGCAACGCGCACGGCGTATGCCGAGTATCGCGCCGCGCTGCGCGCCCTGCCCCAGACGTTTCCAGATCCGACTGCTGTCGTCTGGCCAACTCCACCCAACTCGAATCTCTAAATATGTCCAGCAACACCAACAATGTGGGACTGCAAGAAATGTTTGATTACCTGAGGGACGACGTTAAGCAGTTCCGTGACGAATCGAAAGAAGCCTTCCGAGAGATTCGTGATGAGCAGCGCCGCTTCACAGAGGCACTACTAGCTCACACAAAAGACGACCGCGACAACTTCGCGTCACTCGACAAGCGCCTACAGAACATCGAGGTCAGTGAGGCTGTCGTTGGCAAGACCAAGGACGCTCGCTTCAATCGCTTCGTTGGCTACTGCGGCCTCGCCGTTGCCTTCATCGCCTCGGTCTGCGCAGTGCTAGCGCTGCTCAAGTAAGAGGACTCAATGAGAAACGGCAGCGGACACTTCGACCTACTTCCAGAACATAACCCAGTTGTCTCAGGGCAGCCGGTCAGTTCTGATTGGGCAAATGAAACGCTTGCCGATGTCGCGGCGGCCCTAACGGACTCCCTCTGCATAGACGGACAGTCCACCATGACTGGTGCCCTGCGCCTTGCTACTGGCACAGGCTCCGCCCCATCCATGACGTTTGGCGCTGAGACCGGCCTAGGTCTATTCCGCTCGTCAGCTGGTGTTCTTGGCTTCGCAGCTGGTGGTGGCTCCGTTGCCACAATCTCTGCCACTGCCTTCAACCTCAGCATCGACCTTTCGACGACCGGAAACCTGCTGCGTTCTGTCGCCAGCGCTGTTACGGCAACTGGCACTACCCAAGGCGATGCGACAATCCTTACTGAGGACATCAGCGTAGTCACGTCTTCGTCAGGAAGCGCGCTGGGCGTCATTCTTCCCAACAAGACTGGTGCTGAGTTCGTCGTGTTCAACAACACGGTCAATGCCATCAACGTCTACCCAGCCAGCGGCGGCACTATCGACTTCCGCTCTGCCAACGTTGCGTACTCACTCCCGTCTCATGCCCGTATCAGCTTTGTGTCCTACGCAGCCAATACGTGGATAACTCTTAACGCATCGCTCGTGTGAGCAAGGGTCTGTAAATGGCTCATGCTCACGATACTCCAATCTCAGCGGCAGACTTCAACTCACTAGCGACAGCGGCGGCCTACGTTTATGGCGTTGGCAATGGCGATCACGGCTATGGGCAGTCCAGCCCTGCCCTTCCTACCCTTAGCTCCGATACCGCCAACCCCGCGTCAGCGTGGACAGCCCTTCGAGGCGTCCTTGAGAACTGCTACATGTGGCAGAACACGGTCGCAACTCTACTTCCACCCTCTATACAGAACTCGTCCGACAACGCCCACGTTGCGTATGCAGCGGGAGACCCAAAGAGCTGGGCAGACATGACGGCTCTGCTTGACACCAATCGACTTAACTACCAGTTCGGCAACATGGCCTTGGCCTCTTCTGCTGCCAGCACCACCCGTGGCACTACCTGGGATTCGTTCATTCAGGCTGGCTTCTCCATTGACTACGACTCAGAGAATGCTGCCCGCTACTTCTTCAACACGGGTGGAGAGCTGCGCATTGCGTTTGCTCACCCAAGCACAGCGTCTAGCCAGGACACCGACTGGCACAACATGCTGGACAACCTGAACATCGCCTTCCGGGCCCACTCGACGGCGAAGCTGACTGGCAACGGAACTGGCAGCAGCATTGGCTATTACGAACTGACAACGAGTTGGCAGGCTGTCTACACGGTCAATGGTACCGGCGCGTACTCGGCAAACTCATTGGTCGTCTATGCACGCGCTGACTCCATCACCGGGCTGAACGGTGCGAAGGGTAGCCTGATCTACCTGTATTGCAACTTCAATGAAAGCCACACAAACGCCTTCTACGACGTAGCGCAGTCAGGCACCGTCGCAACACTTGGGCGCCTGCGCTGTGCTGGCAGCCCACTTCCATCTGCAATCCCAGCTCCAACGTGCGCCGTAGTTGTCGCCCTCTAACGAGCCGGCCTAGCGACCGTCGTAAATACGACCAAAGCGCCAGCCGTAAGAATTGAGGACGAATAATGAGCGACAACTATGTCAGCGGATTTCAGACATCGACAGACGGTGGCGTCTTCATCAACAACCGCGTTTGGGACGGCGACACTATGTCGTGGGTGGCACAGACGATCGCCTCCATCGGCGCTGTTCCTGCATCGGTCGAAGTCACTAACTGGCCTGGCACCCAGACTGTCGATGGCGCAGTAGATATTGGCAACCTTCCTGAAGTACAGACCGTCGATGGTTCTGTATCGGTCAGCAACTTCCCTGCTACTCAGCCTGTCAGCGGCACGGTCGCTGTATCCAACTTTCCAGCCACTCAGCCTGTCTCTGGCTCGATTACGGTTTCCTCACTTCCTGCCATTCCAGCCGGCGCGAACACCATTGGTGCGGTCAACATCAACGGCACCATTCCCGTTAGCGGCACTTTTTGGCAAGGGACACAGCCAGTCTCGATTGCGACCCTGCCATCTCTCGCGGCGGGTTCAAACGCCATCGGCAGCATCACCAACACCACCTTCGCAGCGACCCAGTCTGGCACTTGGAACGTTGGCATTACGAAGTCTGCGCTGACGCCAGCCTCTCCTGCCACGGCCTCCGTCGGAATCACCAGCGCCCAAGCTGTCGCTTCGAATGGTTCTCGCAAAGGTCTCTTGATCACAAATCTGTCGAACAACTTCGTGTCCCTCGGACTTGGAGCTACCGCCGTTCTCAACAGCGGCATCACCCTCACTCCATACGGTTCGTGGCAGATGGATTCGTTTAGCTTCTGCACTAGCGCGGTGAATGCGATTGCCAGCGCGGCGTCGTCGACCATCTCCGTGCAGGAGTTCAGCTAATGAGTGTTAGCACTCCATTTCTGACGCTCGCTAAGAGCGGAGGCGTCGCACAGGACCGCTTCCACACTCTCGACATTACAGGCGGCACCATTGGTGTTTCTGCTGGCGTTGCAACGATTGCTGTCAGCGTCGATCAGGCTGCCGCCTACACCTGGACGAACACCCACACTTTCAGCAACCAGATAGCCGCTACTGGCGGTGTGGCGCTGAGCGCGGCTCTGTATCGCTCGAATGGAACAGTTGCGGCCAACGGCACCACTCAAGGTGCCGGCACGGCGCTGACCAAGGACATCAACTACGTTACGTCAGCGACTGGCGGTGTTCACACTGCCATCAAGCTGCCAGCCGGCGCTATTGGTCTGTACATCGATGTCGTCAACACGACTGCGGTTGCCCTTCAGGTCTTCCCACAAAGTTCGGCGGCCATCGACGCGCTAGGTGCGAACGCAGCGTTCTCACTTCCTGCTGGTGCTACAGCCAGGTTCTACGGCTATTCAAGCACTCAGTGGTACGGCGCTGTTCTTTCTGGCTTGACCTTGGACCACGCCTCTCAGCCGACCATTCAGTTCAAAATTGGCGGCACCAACAAGGGCAGCGTGTATGACACTGGCACGGTCACCGCGCTTGACAGCGGCCCGAACACCTTCGTCACGATGCGCGTCAATGGCGCAGCAATGTTCTACGCCGACAGCGGCTCGTGCGCCTTCAACGGACTGGCCCAGTTCTCGGACACCACGAACTCAACGGCATACAGCAACGGCGCTGCCATATTCTCCGGCGGCATCGGCGTGGCGAAGCAGATGACGAGCCGAGCCATCGCCAACGACATCGTCACTGCAAAGAACGCCAACTACACGGTGCTCGACACCGACACATACATCCGCTTCGCCGCTTCCGCGAGCCGTACAGTCACGCTGCCATCCGCAGCTTCATATCCTGGTCGTATGTTGACCATCTGCAATAGCGGTGCTTTCACCATCATCTCAGCGTCCTCGAACGTTGTGCCTATGACTTCAACGTCTGCTGGTACTGCCATCTTGGCTGGTACCTCTGGCAAGTGGGCGACCTTGGTTAGCAACGGCACCAACTGGTTTATTCAAGCCGGCAACTAAACGGAGCATTCACATGGACAACTCAAAGGTAGTCGTATCCCGTAAGTGGGCCGACAAGACGCTTCTCATCGAAGCATTCGCTACTGATGACGAAGTTGGCGCAAGGATGGACCTTGGCAACTTCGTCAGCGCCCTCGTCAAAGAGGTTGGCTACATGGTGCCAGCAGACCATGCCATCCCTATGGATGAACTCGCCTCTATCCTTGATAGCGCTTCAAAGCGCGTCCTCAAGGAAATGAAGGTGCAGACCAAACACGTCGTTTAACGGAGAAGAACAATGACCTACGAAGAAGCCTTTGCCATCTTGGCAAGAGTTCACATTGCTATGAATCTTTTTATGCAAACACACTCAGGAGAGCAGAACCTTGCACTCCGCTGGGTCGCAGCATTCAAGGAGCCAGCAAACGCTGATGCTCGTGCCGCATACCACGGTGCGCGGGAGTACCTCGCCACCTACGTCAACCCAGACAGCGAGCAGCTTGCCGCTGACACAGAATCGACTTCTCAACTTCTCGGTGGTGTAGACATTCAGATCAAGGCAGAAGCACTTGCGAAGACCGCAAGATTGGCAAGGCAGGTCAATCCCGAAACGAGATGAAGGCTGTTAGAGCCACCAAGCGCTAAGTTTCTTGAGCCCTCTGCGCTTGTAGCACGTTGAAGTAAGCGGACTCCTGATCCATCTCTCGGTCACGCTCACCTGAGCGTTCCTCACTGCCATTGAAGGGATCAGGATAATCCTCCTGTTCCTTCATGCTCTTCACTGTCTCGTCATGTTCGTTCTTGGCGTTGGCCAACTCTTGAGCGGACTCCGTCTTGGCACTTTGGATAGCGCCCTGCCCTAGGAAGAAGCCCGCTACCAGCCCAGCCAGAGCCCCTATCAAGTCGTACCACTTGTAGCCGATTAGGACCGCACCCACTCCTATGGCAGCGGCCAGCCACCACGGCGGTGTACCAGCCTTCTTTTGAGCCTTCGCTAGTTCCTTCAGCGAATCGGAAATGTAGATCTTTCGCTTTAACGCTTCCTTCTTCTCAATCTTGCGTCGAGTCTCGATCAGCTTGCAACGGAGTTCTTTGTCCTCAACCGAGAAGTAGGCATCACGCATCTTGCCCCTGAAGAAGTCGAACTCATCAGCAAAGTATTCGTCAGGAGTGCACTCATCACCCATCGCACCGAGCGGAATGAAGCGACCCTCAGAAGCGCGAACCATGAGCGCCGTGATCCCTGCCTTCTCTTCGAGGATCGCGCACTCGGCTTCGAGAGCGTCGATTTCCTTTTGTACGTCGTCAGTGCTGCTCATGCCAACCCCTTGTAGGCGAGCTTCAAACTGTCTTTGTAGGAGGTTTCGTTGACGCTCTCTGTCCAGTTGAGGTCTGGAAAGCGCACTCCCTCCATGACCCTATTCATGAACGTGCTGAGCATGATCGCCTTCAAGCTGGCGTCCGCTTGATCCGCATCCAGCAGTGACGGCATATCCATCGCGTGTCGCACTTGATACTCTTGCCATCCACACATGCACGAAAGGTACGGGTAGAACCAATCGCGGCTGGTTTCTGAGTTGAAGTCTTTGAATTCCGTCCGCATAGCGTTAAAAATGTGTGCCCATGCGTGGCTGATTCGATAGCGCATGAGGATCGGGTTCCACACATCATCCCAGGACTTCACCTCTGGGAATTGGTGCATGAACTCCTTGATGGGCTTGTAGTGTTGAGCGACCTCGACCAACTTCGACTTCAGCTCCCCGCTGATGCCGTGAATGCCACGTAGTCCTGTCGGGTCTTCCACAGGCGGCGGGTCCATGACCAGCACTTGCAACTCAGACATTCCTAGGATCTGCTCTGAGAGAACCTCTCTGTTCGCCATGCGAGGGTCCTCGCTGCCAACGACTTGGAGTATTTTCGTCAGCATCTTCTCCGCTTCACTAGCGATGAAGTCCTTAGAGAAGTCCTTGGTCAGCTCGTGCTGCTCAGACCAGTAGCGACGGATAAGGGTAAGGCCGAACGCCACCGTCGGCTGCTTCAAGAGCTTTGCGACTTCCCGTTCCTGACGGTGCTTGTCCACCAGATCGAACAGCTTTCCCAGCAT